CGAAAGCGCGATCCACCCAATAAGCAGAACCGCCCCTAGATTCCATGTATTCCAGATGTTCTGTTTCGTTAAGAGTTTGAGCAAAATGTTCCTCCATCAGATAGATGTGTTCTGGTCCACGTAGCCCCATGGATTCTCTTAAATGCAACACACTAAGAAAAGCAAAGTAGGGTGCCCTAGCAATTTCTTCAAGCACCCAGAATCTTTGATAGTCTCTGCCTTGATATAAGAAATCAATGATTGCTACTGTGATATTCAAAGTAACTTCATTGAGTTTTTTCATTATTTTACATGTATTGTTCCAATCATACCTGCCCCCTGGTGAGGACCACAGAAGAAATCATAATCTCCTGCATCTGCAAATTTAATGTCCTGAGATTCTCCGGGACTAAACATTAACGACTCTCTTGAGAGATCGGCACGTCCATCAACAATAATATTGTGAGGTGGAAGCATACCGTTCACAAAGTGAACTGTCTCTCCCGCATTGATTGTAATATCAGATGGATCAAAAATCAAGTTCCCATTTGATCCCATTGTAACATCTACTGCCCATGCCGGAGCAGCAAGAAATAATGTAGCAAGAAGTCCAAAAATAAACCTCATATAGGTTTCGTGCAACTACACTATCTAGTTAATTTTGCTCAGTTTGTAAACTCTATTGTTAGCAATCACTAATTATAGAATTGACTTGAGATCCTGCCTCAGAACCAAGGTTTTGTCCCAAAAGTAATGCCCAACCAGATGCCAACCATCCAATGTAAGGGATACTAGAAGCAACAGGAACTGCTACACCAGCAGCAATACTAGTTCCTGCCATTGCACCTTGTGACCGTGCTCCAGCGTCCGCCGCGATGCACTCTAGTTCTTTTGCACTCTTTCCCTCATCGCCTGAGGCGACACCTCCCATATTCCTCACACCTTCCATAGTATATTCATCTCGACGATACTCTGATCTAGTTTCAGATTTTTTATTACCAAAGAAACCAGAACTTTGTTTGTCCAAATCTAAGGATCTTTGCGACTCAAGAATTTTAGGATCGTTTGCGCGATATTCAATACTATAACCTTCTTTATCTGCTTCAATCTTATATGAGGAATACGGAGTGCCGCGTGGAATATTAATGGTCGGAATCTGAACAGTCCTTTCGGGTTGTTGTCTAAGCAAATGTCCCAACACACCTATATGCGCTATTGCTACGGCACTACCAATACTAATAGCAGTCCACTTTAGATAAGGTTTCGATTTCATATCACATTTTGTAGGGTTCTTGGTCTGTAACGATTTTGATTGGTCCCTGCTCAACTCTGATTGTTTGAGCGGGGGCAGTTTCTTTTGCAGCAGCAATCAACCTTTCAAGGTCTGCCTTGGTAATGCTACCAGGACCACCAGCAGCAGCACCACCATTAGCACCGTTCATCTTCATAGTACCGTCGCCAGACTTCTTCGCCGTCTGAACCCCGAACGTAGCTAAAACCCCAGTGAACACGCTGGCTATGAAAGTCGGATCGATCTTCTGCTGTGGCAATCCAGGGATAGTCACATAGTTAAGAGTAAGAATACCACCAGACCAAACTAGAATACCCAGTCTTACTAATGTACTGAGGACCGCTAGTTGTTCATCGGCATCTTCAACTTTATCTTTGAGTCTGCCAAGAGGACCTTTCTTTTTAGGTTCTTCCTTCTTTACTTCTTCAGACATGAGTCACCAGCAGAGGCTCCTTTATTTAGGGATTAAGGTTTTCTACTGTGATGTTAGTATGTTTGATGCTGTTGTATCTTTTACAAAGAGCATCGCTTGATTCATGCTCCCACCTATGATATGCATTTTTTAAATGGTTGATGTACTCTGTCCCTCCGGCACCGACCATTTCATCGGCAACAATGGACTTTATTAATACATCCCTAGTTAAAGATGTCATATGTGAATACTTGTTTTCCAACAACAAACCCTACATCGTAAGACTTAAAGGATTGGTTCAAAGAATTTGTCTTGGGTGGTTTAGTCCTATATGCTTCTGGACTGGTATTATTTAGACAGGAAACCATTTTCTACCAACCATTCACGGGTCATTGGTGTAGGATCATAATCAGACCACATAGTTCCTGCAGCACAAGACTGAAGTGCCTTTAAAGTCATGCCTTCAGTTCTACCTGCCCAGGTTGCTTCTTTTTCCCAGGGAATAGCAGAGGGTTGGAATGCGTATGCTCTCCGTGCCATCTCCTGCCACATCTCAGGAACATCATCCTCATTATGAATGATAGCAATCATATTGTTTTTAATCGTGCCTGCCATACAATCCTGTGCAGCATGCCATCCTTCATGACGCATCACACTCATCAGTACACCAGGGCGTTTCATAAACGCCCTATTCAAAAAGAAATTATTACCTACAGTATGATAAACTCCACGATGACCAACGGGGAAATATTTTTCATCTGCTAAAAACACGTTAACTCCGACCCGATTAAGGGCGACAAGCATATTGTTGAATTCGATAGCAACAGGATAAAAATCGTCAGTATTGGGATACTCACTAGAAATATCCAAAAGACTAGAGACTTTGTTGACTCCATCGGTACACTCTCGAAGTAACATGCATCCCATAGAATGGTTACTATAGTATTCGTTATCTTTTAGGGGGTCTGAAAGGGCAGGCAGGGCAACCGCTGCCGCAGCAACCAGGGACGCAATAATTTTTTTCATAATGAGAGATCAAAAGGGAAGAGCAACACCACCTGTAGAAGGAATAGCGCCGCCAGTGGCAGAAGGAAGTTCAGGTAGGGCAGAATCCATCATTCCTGGAAGTGCTCCTGCAATCGCCTCTGTTGCTGCTTTAGCAACATTTTCTTTTACTTGTTCGACAATAGCATCACGACGGAGATAAACAACTGCTCCCCCACCAATGATACCCGCAGTTCCTACAAATGATAGAACTGCTAATACATTAATTACTTTTTGCATAATAAGCCTCGTAGTATTTTGCTATCCCAAAACTAGTTTTATGTCCTTGGGAAACCCAATCATGAGCACACTCATAGATTGATTGATTTGAATATTTAGGTTTCTTCCCCTCCATTTGTCCACCATATTTTGAGAGAAGAATCTTCAATACCTCTTGACGAAGTTTAGTATTGAAGTCATTGTAACGCCAGTCGTCGTAACTCATTGTTAAATGTTTTCAGAACCGGTTTGAAAATTTTCTGACCCACCGATGGGATCAATATCTAGATTGGTGCGTTTGGTCTTTGTTGCCATATCATACATCACTTGATGGATGTTGTCAGGTTCTTTGGAATAATACTTAATCGCTTCCTCTTTGAATACATCAAACTCTTGATATTCCTTTTGCTTTTGAGTGATTGCTGGTGGACATCCATACGGAGAAGAAAACCATTCATCCACTGGATTCAGAATTGGAGCAGGGACACCAACGTATGCTAGGTCATCATCCAGTTTACTACAATCTACTATGTTTTTATCAATAGAACATTCAATATCTTTTTCGGTAATCTTCTGTGTAAAAAATTGTGTTAGAAATTTTTTGATCATGATTGCCAATGAAAGTGGTAGAAGTTTCCTCTAGTATGGCACATGGGGTCTTGAGATGCAACCCGATATGGAAGCATAGACTGACCTTTAAAATCAGTTCTATCACCAATGACACTATATGCCTTCATAAGGTTTTTAGTTCCTTCCGAAGAACTAAGTTTATTTACCACAATGGTGCTAGCAACTGGTCTCCATTTTAGGAAACCCTCATATTGTCCAGGAGCATAAACTACATCAGCAACAGTATTGGGATATTTTGGTGATCTGACACGGTTGAGCACAGACACTGCTACACAATATTCATCAAAGGTTCCTCTTGCTGCTTCAACTTGAATTGTCCTGGCAAGATGAATATAATCCACTGCAGTCAAAGCAAGAATAGTCTCAAGCATAAAAATAGGGAACATGTCCGTAAACAGTTCCCGTATTATAGAATATTTAATTTGTTGTGTCAAGAGGGTGACGGTGCATAAACTGGTGCCATCAATCCTCCATCTGGTGGTCCATCATCATCTTGATCTCCACTACTCAAAGCAAGCATTACAAAAAATGGTGTGATGATAAAGACAAGTGTTTGAAGTATAGTCCAATTATATGTCATGAATTTTTTGCTGCAGCGGCAATTGGGATTAGCAACAGCACTGCTACTGCTATAAATCCCATCACCAGATACCAGGAATGATTTGTCCTGAAACTGCATAAGATCCCATTGCTGCAAC